GAGGAAGTGAGGGTGTGAGACGATGCTTTCATTATGTGACATATAGGAGATGAGAAACGAGAAGATATTCTTTTCTTGTAGGAACGTGAATGGCTTAAATCAATTTCTATGTGAATCAAAGTTTGTAATGAAAAAAAAGATTCGAATGAGTATTCATTCAAATAAACAATAAAAAGAAATAGAAACCAATAGAGAAATGAGCAACAGTTTTAGCCTCCACCAATCGATGATAGTTCATTTTATCTGTCTTGGGAAAAGATTTTTTTTGGAGAATGGATGAATGTTTGTGATCCGATCCAACTCGTGGTAGGAATGATTATTTTTTTATTGTATCTTTACTAAATGGACGATATGTAACGGTCGCACGATACAACACAACGATCGTGTAATTTAGGTAATATCCCGCCGTCATGCGAGACAGTACCGCGACATTGTAATAAGAAATCTAGTAGCAGGAGTTGTGGGCCGCACCCATCGTACCTGAAACATATTGGAATTTCTACGATATGGGGTATTTCTCCGGATATAAAAAGAGGGGGTGCAGGACGAATGATTCACTTTATGGAATGTACTGACAAAGATACAGTTCTCCCGAACATGAGTCGTATCACACGGAGATGGTGCGTTCCACGCGCCAATACATTACAGACGGAAGGATGGACAAAATTCGATTATACGACACCGGCCTGTCGCGTAGAAATTGCTCCAGGCGTTTTATGCGATAACGGGACAAAAACAAGACCCGCGAATCGAAGGACGACGGGAAAATGTTTGATCCATCATTCGGACGAGTTCAAGGCGCTATCCATTGATGATATAAACAGGATATATGCAGCCTCGGAACGAAAACCGACTCAACAACAATCCAAATCTCAACAACAACCAGCAACTCCATCCAAGAGAAAATCTTGCCTTTTACAAGATATTATATTCCCATCTCTGAACCGAAAACGATCGTTACAATCGCAGTCGCAACAACACTCTATACGATGCGAGTATTGTCATGGACAAATGATACAGCAAGGATCGAGAGTTTGTCAAAAATGTGTACATCCTAAAAAAAGACGACATATGAGTGTATGATCATCACAGCGATAATCATTTTGGAAAATAACATTTCACGATGCACACGCATGATATCGTTGGGCACAATGATGGCGGTTGCGCACACAGCCGTGCGTCCGCATGCGCCGGGCGTGTTTCACGGCCGTGGGCACGGCCAGCACCGGCAGGATCACCATCAGATACAGGATGCAAAAAAACGGCAACCGGAAAAAAGTCCCGACGTCCCACGCCCAGAGCAGGAGCAACGAATGGAGCACATCGAATCCCTCATCGAACATGTCCCAGAGATCCCCGGCGTGGACCGCCACAAAAAATTCGTCCGCCTCGTTGCACACGGTCTCGACAATGGCGTCCCGGGTCGTAGGATTTTTTGTCCGGTAGGACCACATCCCCCGAAAATAATACCATGGCCAGATCAAATAAAACATTCTTGTTCCTATTTCTATTTTGTTTCGACGGCATGCACCTCATTTTTGGGTCGAGCCCAAAAGTGAAATCAATGACGACCATCGCTCATTTATATCCGATATAGTTGATGCTCACAACTCGATTGTCACATGACAGATGACCGACGAAAAAAAACGCGAAATCGTGGAGTCGCTGCGGGGATTGGGGTGCAAGACCTCGTTCCGCACCAAACAGGCCGCCAAGGAATTCCGGGACAGCCTCTACTGGACGGATTCGTTCCCGTGGAACGACGATCAGCGCCAGATCCTCGAGATGGGCATAGGGACAATCTGCAGGGAGTATGTCGTCCAGGGGACGTTCGGGAGCGGCAAGACGTGCTGCATGCTCGCCCTCTTTATGCGGGCGGTGCTTCAGCAACTGCCCCCCGACCAGATCCTCCTCTGCGCCTTCAACGTCTGCATCAAGAACGAGTTGAAACGCAAGATCCGCGCATTCGGATTCAAGAAAAAACCGCGCGTGAGGACATTCGACAGCATGATCTACGAGGTGTGCAGGGCGCACGACATGGAGCACCTGGAACGACCGGACTACGAGGGGCGGCGGGAATTCATCGAGAATCTTCTGCTCCGGGAGGATAATGCATCATTGTACGACGGCTACAAGGACGTCCGGCTCGTCCTGGTGGACGAGGTGCAGGACCTGGATCAGAAGGCGTACGCGTTCTTCGACCGGTTCTTCCCGAACGCCCGTTTCTATTATTTTGGGGATATCTTCCAGTGCATCCAGAAGGAACCGCGATGCAGCCTCCTGTGGAAACTCCTGGAGCCCGCAGACGATCGGCGGTGCCATTTCATGCGACAGACGCCCCGCGTCCCGACGCCCATCCTCGCGCAGATCCAGGAGGCGCTGATCCACCACTATCCCGAGTACCGGATCCCCATCTCGAACTGGTACTCGACGAACCCGCTGCAGGAGACCGCGATCCGCTGGCGATCCATCAAGAATTACAACGAGAGTTTCCGGCACTGCCTCGAGTTCCTGCAACGCCACCCGCCGAACGAGTGCATGATCCTCACATTCAGCAGCGCCATCACCGTCCGCGGGAGCATGGGCGACCTCTGCCGGTTCCGGCAGTTCCTCATGAGCCACGGCATCACGACGAACCGCAACTACAAATCCATGGACGCGGACAAGGTCTTCCTCTCGACGGTCAACTCCTCCAAGGGCCTGGAACGACCCTATGTGTTTATCGCGCTGACGTTCCCGCTGGAACTGGCGTTTGCGAATTTCTCCAACGATCTGGTGGTGAACCTGATCAGCGTCGGCCTGAGCCGCTGCAAGCATTCGGTGGAATTCTGTGTGCCAGCCTACCCGGACCGGTTCTCGGACGTGCTCCGGTTGTACCGCGACTGCCCGGCGCCCGCGTGCGATGTCACCACGACGCCCGCCCGCTCACTCTCCCAGCTCCCCCCGATCGTCGAGAGGATGGAGAGTGTCCATTCGGTGACGGAGATCCTCCGGCAGTCCATCCTCTCGTACGGCACGCGCACGAACCTGCGGGCGCTCGCGCGGTTCGTCTCCAACTCGTTCCCGGAGGGAGCGCGCACCAAATGGTCCATGCGGAATGAGGAGGAGGCCGGGTTCATGGGCATCCTCTACGAGGTCCTCCTCACCTCCACGTGGACGAACCGCTGGCCGCAGTTGGACACGGGGGGCATGACCACCATCCTGGAGAACCCGATGTACCTGCACTGCCGCCAGAAGATCCAACAGCGATTCCAGACCATCGTCCAGGCGTTCCGGCGGCCCTTCCACGCCGACTGTTTCGAGGCGCTGTACCAGTACACGGAATTCCACATCCTCCTCTCGCAGAAGATCCGTGTGCGCGTCCACCCGGATCGGAAGAACGAGATGGCCGCGGTCTGGCGATCATTGCAGCAGGACATCCGCCGCCTCACCCCGCAGGAGACGCCTCAGAAAGCCCAGGTCAACCTGTGCCGATCCCTCATGACCGGCGTCGCGGACATGCTGATCGAGTCCGACCCGATCGTCCTCTACGAGATCAAGACCTGTTCGGGCTCGGACTGGAAAGAGGATGCGTTCACGCAGGCGGCCCTCTACCTCTCCATGACCCAACAGAAACGGGGGCGCGTCCGTCTCGTCAACCCGTTCCGTCGCGAATTGTGCGAGTACCAGATGGCCATCCCGCCCTCCCACGAGATCCACCGCCGGATCGATCGCGAGATGATCCTCTGGAACCTCAACTGTTTCCTCGCCAAATTCGATGCCGCCTCCGCCCGTCTCCACTCTCCGCTCTCTCTATCCCATCTCGTCTGCGCGTGCGGGGACCAGTACCTCGAATGGCTGGCGCCGACCAAGACGCGGATCGGACTTTTCCAGACGGACGAGGCGTACGCCCACCATCAGTACCGGGTCGTCCGTTTCCACCATGAGGACGAGATCTTCCGTCCGTTCTCGCCTCCGGAGAATCTGCGCCCGTGGATCATGGAGACGATCGGCTACCGGCTCCCGCCGGAATCGACCTCGGCGATCGATTGGGAGGATCCGTTCTCCTGCTGCGTCCTGACGGCTCTCTTTATCCGGTGCTGCTACCGTCTGGAATGATCTAGGAAGGGATCACCAGATCGCGGTATAAATCGTTCCCCACATACCTGATGATTCGTTTCAATCTCATCTTTTTGATTTTCTTCTCGATGGTCGTGTCGGCCGTCCCTTTCTCTCGTTCCCTCTCCCTCAATGAATCTTCTGCCTTTTGTAATTGTCGTTTCAGGTATTCTCCCAGGTTCTTGATAATCATATCGTCTACCGGATTCATTTTCAAATGGTGCGTAACGCATTCCTTCTGCCTCCCGTGCTGTCTGTCCATGTAGACACAGCCGGCTCTGATGACGATCCGATCGTCTCCATCTTGGTACATCATCTCGATCCCCCTGTCATTTTTCTGTCCCACAAACACCCAGAATACATCTTGTGGCAACGTCGCATAAGCCGGATCCGCCCTGATCTCTGCGATCAGGGCAGAGGTGTGGTCATGGTCGAGACGATTCCTCGCCTCGAAATGGCGCACGCCTCGCGCGAATCCCCAATTGTTGACATCCACAATCGCAATGGGATGATATTTTTTGCTCCCCACAATCCTAAAGATGTCATCCAGGATCGGTCTGAATTCTGTTTTCAGGAGATGCCCATTATATTCTTTCCGATGTTTCGTCTGCTGATTATATTGGTGCAACTGTTGGGGGGTTAATTTGATCTGCTTCTGCTTTCCCTGCGCGCCCTGGATGGGTTCTTTTCTCGTTTTCCAAAGAAAATCGGCATGACCGGTATACAAGAAGGGATCTTGTCGCTGCTGTTGCTGTCGTTGCGGTAATTGTCGTTGCTGTTGTTGCCGTTGTTGCGGTTGCTGTTTCCAGAATATCCATGTATCAATCTCGTCGTTCAGTTCTGTAAGGTAGTGATCGATATCCGCTTCATATTGAGCGGATTCATGGGATGGAATATCCAACGGAAGATTGGCGACAAACTCTCTCAATATGGAGTATCGATGGAGAAAATAGGGCACAAGATCAAAAGTCTGCGCTCTTTGTGGCGGCGCACGACGTTCGTTGTATGCTGCCATGGCCTGCTGAGCGATGGGCATGAATTCTCGGTTGAGATTCCACTGACGCGATTGTCCTGGGATATCCTCTATGGAAACGAATCGATAGCGAGGCGGTGGCGGCTCAAAGCCGGTAGAGGAGGATGCGACCGGCTCGTACTGGACGAGGACAGGATTAACGGGTATGCCCAGATGAGTGATGGAATATGTATTCGGCACGTTCAATCGTTTGAGGGCTTGAACATAATCATCGTCCACGCGTGCGACGAGTTGCTTCCGAAAGTCCATCTCTGCACCACTCTGCCGACCTTTCAAAACCTCATAATCCTGTCTAAATTCTTTTTTCGTCCATCTTCTCGTTGCACCTTTTTTTACACTCTGTAATTTTTGGGGATCTTTTCTTATGTATCTTTCATAGATCCATGCCCAAAACGCGAAAGACGTTTGGGATGTTTTACTCCGCAGTATCGTGATAAGGGTCTCTTCCGATGATTTATGTTTTTGTTTTATCAGATTGAAAATGAAACCCTTGAACAAATCCTTCTTGCTTTTGGCCGTGGCCTGCTGGCGCGGATCGGTTTTCCATCCCCTTTCCTGTATGGCTCTGAAACAATCAGCGATAATATCGATTCCACCATTTTCTGATTTCGACAATATAATATTCAGAATGGTATCGAGGCGTTTACTTCCAATTTTGGGATTTTTATCCTCGGCGTATGCCTCCCACCCATACTGAAGTATTTTGCAATCGATTTGAGCGCCACGAGCAATCAGCATATCGATTATCTCCAGTTTTGGATGATTTTGGATCGCATACATCAGCACCGTAGATCCCTCATGATCTGTCGCATGTAGATCCGCGCCATTCTCTAATAAGATCCGGGTAGATTCGAGATTGGACCACCAAGCCGCATACATCAGCGCCGTCATGCCCTCCTTATCTTTCGCATCCACATGGGCTCCATGTCGTAATAATATCGAGATACTCTCTGGATGATCATCAAGAGCCGCATACATCAGCGCGGTTCTGCCATCTTTATCCGTCGCATGCACACTAGCGTTATGATCTAAGAGTAACGAAATACTCCCCGGCGATCTCGAAACAGCATACATCAGCGCGGTTTTGCCATTGATAGTACATTGCGCGTCCACACGGGCTCCGTTCTGTAATAATCTCAACACGAGTCCGGGCTTGTCTTGATTCGTAGCCGTAATGAGCGCTGTGCCGTCTAGTAATTCAGTCTTTAATAATTGTTTATTTTCAGCCCCCCTACTCAATTTCCATCCATTTAAAGCAAAGGCCTCTGCATGAGCCGAATCAATAGCCGACTTTAATTCTTGTTTTGTTTTTGTGCCTTTCACGGTTCGTAATAATCGATGAAAGAATCCTTTATCCGAATAATCATCAGTCGTGCCATAGATGTGCCTGTAGCATCGTTCGATTTGTTGTTGCGTGTACTGACGAGTCCCTATGTGGCAGCAGCCTCCACCCTCCTTGCAATTCTTGCAGGCACTAGGATTACCGAAAACCTATGATCCTCGTCACAAACTATCGCCTGTAAAAAATCAAGGCAAATGTGGCGCTTGTTACTTATATTCTCTCATCGGCGTGCTCTCGGATAAATATAGTCTTAAACTGAACAAGAGGATAGATCTGAGCGAAATGTATGTATTGGATTGTATCTACTCATGTAAGTATGGCGCCGATCCGTGCAATCCCATCGCTCCAGTAGTCCCCCGTGATCCCGGTGCTCGAAATAGTGTCCAGGATGTCGTCGATTATCTTTCCGACACTTCGGAATCTTCCAATAAGTGTACTTCCCATCGTGGAGTTGTGACCCAATCATGCTATCCGGGTTATGAACCGGCTTTCCAATATTTTGTGGGTAAAAAAAATATACTGATTATAGTCTATTCCATCTTTTTTGGAATCGCGTGCCTGGTATCTATAGCACAATACAAATTCAAACACTCCACTACTGATTATCAACCAATAGGAAATCAACCACGGTTCGATCCAATACAACTTATGAAACAAGGGATTACAATATTGTTCTATCTCAGTCTATTTATTTTCATAGTATTATCGCTGATAAGAGCAAATGTCACTCCCACAAACAAAATCATAGCAGGATTCCTAAGCGCTTTTCTATTATTACTGTTGGTACTCGAATTATATGTGTGTTTCCTCTATTGGAAAGGAACTGTCGTAAATAAAGTCCATCTTACTGTTCTTGGTGTCATAATGATCCTATCGTTCGTATGCATGGCTATCTGGCTATCCAATGGGAGCACTGAACATTCATCCTTGTTATTCTCCAAAAAATGCCCTAAACAATGTGTCAATAATGAGCCCATGATCCATTATTATGCAGGCGATTACTGGAAGATACCCAATGATATCGATACGATGAAACAATATATATATACACAAGGTTCCATCGTGGTGGACATCGATATCCCGACTGATTACAAACATTGCCAGAATATGATGAGTGATAATCTGTATATCCCAGATGATGCTAAAGGGCAAACTCATGCCATGGCCATTATCGGCTGGCGCGACGATGCATGGATCATCCGGAACAGCTGGGGGACTGATTGGAAGAATAAAGGGTACATTTATTGGAAGATGGGAACGGGCATCATCCGCAATCTCTTCAGTGTCGACGTGAGCACATCCCCGGGGAGCGGGCATGTAGAAGTCAATGAGTATACCACCGGACCACCTCAGGAGGAAAATATTTCGTTGGGAAGTGGAAAGATGGAAATGAACGAGTATACCACCGGATCTCCTCAGTATGAAAGCACAATCTCGTGATTGATTTTGTCTCAGTTGATGATTGAGCATGTTTTTTCTTCTGCACAAAATCCCATACAAATAAATGGCCATTATCATCCTATCCATGACAAACAAATACAAGAGTATCCTGGAGTATCTGGATGAAGGCAAGATAACGACTCCCGAAAGGATCAAATTCAGAGCCGGATCCTCCAAATTCGATATATCCTTCAAGTTCAGTCTGAGTTATGATTGGTCGAATGGTGTCTATGCTACGTCTGTCAAGCCCACAACCATTTCGATCCAGGATGTACAGACGAAGCAGATCCGAGACATTGCATGCGATACCACGGAAGGGAACGACATCATGACATTACTCCAGTCGGCCGTTGAAACAGCGTATGCACAACAGAGACGACGTACTACATAATTGTCTGAAACGACGCTCGATTGGATTCGGAGTGGCATCGATTGGATTTTGAGTGGCATCGATATACGATTCATCCCATAAAAAAAAAATAAAAACATTTTATAAGAAGCAATCTTATGAAATCGATGTATGTCATTATCCTGGTGATCCTGATTGTGGGGTGTCTGGTCCTTTTGTGTCTGTATCGGAACAACAAGGAATGGTTCGAATACCCGTGGGAGGACAAGTTGAACGACGAGTTTGACACCCAGATGCACCGTCGGTTGGATCCAATCCATAAACAGTACTACATCCACAACACCAAGAACCTGTCCATGACTAGCGCGATGAAATTCATCCGGGACGATCTTGTCCGGTACAAGGGAGTCATCGACCAGGGGCGATCCATCCTGCCGAAATCCACGCTCATCATCGCGGGACTCCTTCAGAACGAGGCGGGACACATCCCTCTCTTGCGACAGCGCTGCGCGGAGATGGTCGACGGGTGGAAGGATTACCGGATCCTGATTGTCGAGAACAATTCCGAGGATGATACCCGGAAATACCTATTGGAATGGGCGGAGGAGGATCCGCGGGTCGTGATCCTGTGCCAGGATCCGTTCATGACCAACACGACCGAATGCGATCTCCAGTACATCTTCTCCCTGCACGATTCCAATACACTGCAGCACTCTCCTCTTCCCCGGAGGATCGAGCGCATGGCGTTCCTGAGGAACGTCTATATGACGCACATCCGGCAATACTACAAGAATTTTGACTTTCTCTGCGTCATGGACATGGATCTCCAGGGCCAGTTGTACGTGGATGGATTCCATCATTCCATCGGACTCCTGAGGGCGCATCCCGAAAAGATGGACGGGATCGCCGGGAACGGGATGATTCTGAGGGATGAGAATGATTATTATTATTACGATTCATTCGCCTACGTCGAGGACGGCGAACCCATGGTGTGGGAGAATGCGACCGAAAAATCCGATCACGATCATTATGTGCACATGTACATTACGCAACGATACTCCTCGAGGATGATACCCGACAAGGTGAGATCCGCATTCGGGGGCATCGCGGTCTACCGGCTCCCCGCGGTTCTCGAGAATCATTACGATCATTCGTCCATCTACTACAGTTGCGAGCACGCGTATTTCCATCAGAACATCAACATGTGGGTGAATCCTCGTTTCCTCCTTCTGATCGAGAAGAATGGCGCATAAAAAATTAGTATTGGAGGGTTTGTAAAGGAATGGACGCGCAGCGGCTGATGGAATGGGAACGGTACCTCTGCGAACGATTGCACCACAAGATCCGGTTCTCGAGGATGACGACTCGCGGGTGGAAGGCCGTGTCTTCGCATCCCATTTTTTTGAGCATGGTGGCCGATCGGGATCGCCTGTCGTGGGACTGGAAACTGATCTCGCGGCAGGACGATCCTGCGATCCGTTCCCTCCTGCTGCGATTCCCGGACAAATCCTGGGACTGGAATCATCTCAGCCGCCACCTCCCCATGGAGTTTATCCACGAGAATGCGCACCTCCCGTGGAATCTGAAAATCCTGTGGGTCCGCCTGCTGCCCTCGTCGCCCTCGTCCGAGATCGAATGGTCCCGACTCTCCGCCTCTACCGACCTGTCCATCATCCTGCACGATGCGTTCCTCCCGTGGGACTGGCACGAAGTCTCCCGGCACCCCCAGCTGACGATGGATCACGTCTATCAACAACCCCATCTCCGCTGGGATTTTCCGTACATCATGACGCATACCCCTTTTTTTTTCAATCATCTCGCGTACCCGATCCTCCAGACCGACTGCCGGTTGCTATCGAGCAATCCTCACCATCACCCCGCCCTCCTGAAACGGTTCCTCCAATGTCCCTGGGATTGGAAGGCGCTGGCGCGCCACCCCGCGTTCCCGCCGCATCTCGTTGTGGCGGATCCCGTCTTGTCCAGCCGGTGGCGGTGGGATCACTGTCTCCTGAATCCCCGTCTGACGCTCGGGTACTACCATGTCCTCCGCAAAACGATCCACATCCCGGATCATTTTAGCCTCCTCAGCCGGAATCCATTCGACCGCAGTCCCAACCTCCCCCTGTATTTTATGGCCGTCCGACGACGATTCCTGCTGCGCCTCGTGCACCGCCGGCGTCTGCGCCTCCATCTCAAGTTCTTCCTGTCTTTCATGAGGGGCATCTCTCGGCCGATGGTATGGGAGGTGCTGTCGTTCCTGTGAAAAAAAATTCTCACTGATATAACATGGTATCAATAAACACGCAAAAATGAGTGATGGTGATCGCGATCGATCCATCTGTGTGAGGATGCGGGACGGCAAGATCATGATCGCCCATAAGGGCCGTCCTTTCTTCCCCGAAAGGGGAAAAGATGTCATGGTGATTGAAGAGAATGAAGAAGGTTTCCTGATCGGTCCTTATCCCGCCAATAATGTCATGATCATGCCCTTTGATCGGTACCAGCGCATGTTTGTCGAACTCCGGAAGAACTGTCCCAACGCCAAGTCCTGGCGGATCACCGCCATTGTGTTTATCGGCATGTTCATCGTGATGTCCCTGATCCATCTCCATCAGTGGTCCTATTTCCGAGACATGATGCGACAGATCCACATCCGGATTTTCCGGTGAGATTTTTTTTTTTCTTTTAAAAAATAAATATGTCGGATACCCAATCGAATCCGAACGGACCCGTTCCCAAATCGAGTGTCTACGTCTCCATCTCGTCGATCCCCGAGGGAGCCCTCAAGGCCATCGGGAACACCCCGTACATGTCGACCCAGATCATCCCGATCGATGCGACACTCGGGTATGAATCCCTGACACACCGCATCGCGCCGACGAGTTCCTCGTATTTTGAGATCGACGGCGCCTATCCCTCGTTCCCGGCGGGCACCTGCACCCAGTTTGTGCTGCGCAAGTGCGATGGCACGGTCGATCACAAGTACATCACGGACGAACTCCCCTCGATCATGTGAGGAGTATTCATCCATTATTTTTGGCCGCCGAGGAGATGCCCATCCGCGCAAACACATATTCGACAATGCCCTTGGTCTTGTCGATCGGATTGTAGATGGGCACAATCACGCACGCATAGTACGAAAATCCCGCAAAGATCGATTGGCGGGCGGAAAATCCCCATCCACCGGATGTCGCCGTGCGCGTGTTTGCCGTGTCGACAATGGCGGACGAGATGGACTGGATCGATTCGGGGAGCGACGTCTGGTTGACCGCGAACTGGCTCTCCCGGGCGAGGATGTACGGCGCGCGGGTCAGGTCCGTCAGGACAATGTTCAGCGGGAAAAACACCATCGACCAGAGATCGTACGTCTCACCCCAAGGGTGATGGTACGCGGGCGCGATCGGCACGCGGACGAATTCGTACTGATCGTCAATCTTTTCGACCACACCCCCCAGTTTCGAATCGTAAATCAGGATCCCGCTGGAATCGTAGATGGAAAACTGGCAGAGATTGCTAAAAATATCCGGCCGGACCACCGCCAGATGATCAATGATGTTTTGCGCGAACGCAGCGCCGTACTCGTTCACGGCCGCGTAGTACCGGCGCTGATCGTCGCTCCCAAAGGCTGATTCCGTCTGCAGGTACGCCTGCGCGGTATCCTGGACGGCGCGGAATAAAGGCCCGATATTCTCCTGCTCGAGTCCGTAGTTCACATACCCTTGTATATCGGCATACGTCATGTCGAGATTCCCGATCGGCGTCAGGATGAACGGACTGTTCCCGCACGGACTGTTGTGCGACTGATAGATGGCCTGCTGGATGGTCTGGACACCCCCTTGTTGAGGGATGGGATCGATCCTGAACCCCATTGTCGTTTTTACTTATCTGGATGAAACATTTTTTATTTCCGGTGGATGAAAATACTTATATCTAAAATCTCTGAACATGTTGTGCTGCTGCGATTTGCGCGTACACAAAATATTTTTATTCCCAATGGAAATAAACATCATCATGCTGGATGTGCTCTCCGACGTTGTGTGGCTCGATTCCATTCGCGGCCTGTTCCTCCTCTTCCTTGCGATCCTTGCGAATTTTCTGGGGCCGACCATGAACTGTTCGTTCCAGAAACGCATGCAGGACAATGCCCTCTGGCGGAACATCGCCGTCTATGGCCTCATCTATTTCACGATTAATTTCACCTCGCAGGGGGATTCTCACCCGTTCATCCTGTTCGGCTACGCGTTCCTCGTCTATGTGCTGTACCTGCTCCTCATCCGTCAATCCCTCATCGGCGTCTCGGTGGGGTTGTTCTGCATCTTTCTGATTTTTGTCGCGGCCCAGGTGATTGCTCATTATCGCAAGAAAAAAGACAACGACTCTGAAAATATCGCCACATGCGATCGGTGGATCCATGCTTCGACGGTTTTTATCCGTGTCGTCTCGTGCGTCCTTCTGATCTCGCTCACGATCGGCTTCCTCCTCTACGCGAAGAAACAAAAGAAGGACCATCCCTTCAACTTTGATTGGACCGTCTTTCTATTCGGTTCCAATACATGCGATGCCTTGAAACATTCAAGAAAATAAAAATGATTCGTTAAAAAAAGAAAACCATATGAATAAGAAATATCAGTCCTCCATTTTATAGGAGATGTGGAAAATCAAGAACCAGAAACATCAGCAGACCGATTGGGAACGCATCTATTCGCTGAGTCCTTCCGGGTACATCCGGAAAGGGACACTCCAGGTGTTTCACAAGATCCGGAAGAATTTCCCGGACGATCATATCCTCTGCATCGGGTATTCCTGGGGGGATACGCAGTTTGCCATCACCGAAACATTCAAGACGTACGAGACCCACGTCGATGACGTCGTGGACCGGTGTCTACAGGAAGAATTGTCGATGGAACGGATCGACAAGATGGAATGCATACCGTACATCTACAATGAGCGATTCGCCACCATCTATTGCGTCCCGTTCCGGGCGACCCACGAGAATCTACAACCGTGTCATCATGATCCCGTCCCGGAGGAGGATCTCGACAAGGACGACGACAAGACCCGCAAACTCGTCCTCCTCCTCCACGGACCGTTCCCCGTCATACAAAAACTTTTTGCCCGATTTTCCTCGCTCGAACACAATATCTCGCACCTCATCAGCATCCCCATGACCGATATTAATTTCGTATTCCCCAAATTTTTCCCATTCACTTTCTACCCCCCCAAAAAATCCTTTTTGCCCATCACCACCACTCCTCAAAAATCGATCCCATTGTGTTAAGCATATAGATGGGGGGAACATAAATGGGAGATCTGATACACAAACTACCTACCGATGAGATTGTAATCAGTGGCGAGGACAAAGAGAGTCTGTTGTTATTGTTTGGGGCGAAAGAAGAAAAGCAAGAATTGCCCAAGACAGAACCCGACACCGAAGTGGTGGATGCCGCGCCGACGGTAATCCTCCCTCGGTCGGGAGAACTGGCGAGGGAAGGTGTCCTGATCCTGACGTACATTCTTTGTTTTTTTATCGTGTCGCTGCAGTGGGTCGATGATCTGTTACAAGTGTACATCCCTCTGTGCAAGAATTCATGGATCGTGCGCCACCTCGTCAAGGCGGTCCTGTTCGCCCTGATCTTGTGGATCGTCGTGAATCGCGTCTATCTCATGTCGTCCGCGTAAAAAAATAAAAAAATATATTAAAAAATAAGAGAATGGACGTGATCCTTCTGGCGGCGGGGATCGGTTCGAGGATGAAAAACCCGTCCACCCCCAAGACATTGATCCCGGTCGATCATATCCCCATGATTGTCCGCATCATGACGACACTGGCCGAGAGCAAACTCCTCATCGGACGATTCGTGCTGATTGTCCGGCCGGAAGAAAAGACCATTTTTGAACGAGAGATTGTGCGATACCTCCACACAGACATCCCTATCCATTACATCACGCAGGAACCATCGGACGGGTACGGGACCGCGGCCGCGGTACAGAGTCTTTTCCGACAGGACGATCCCACCCTCATCAGCGAATGGAACATGATCCTTAATGGCGATACGCCTCTGTTGGAGGCTCGACATCTGGAGCAACTGCAAGAGAATATTGTGACGAACCGGAACGATCTCGTGCTGGGCACCATATTCCTTGGCGATCCGTCGGGTTACGGGCGCGTGCTGCACAATCCCCTGCGGATCGTGGAACAGAAAGAAATCGATGCGCTCCCGCCCGAGGACGAGGTACGATCCATCCGGGAGGTCAATACAGGGATCTATCTGATCCGGAAAGATCTGTTCCTCCGCATCCGAGAGATCGAGACCTGCCCCATCACGGACGAGAAAAAACTCACCGACATTTGTCGGTTCGCCCAGGATCCTCGGTGTTTTTCAGGATTCGCGCACCACGAGATCATCAATATCAATACCCCGCTCGATCGGAATTATGCCGAGTACATTCTTTTCAAAAAACGCCAGGAAGATGTGTACCGATCTCTTTTTACCCTCCTGCGGAAAGAGATGAAATTCCCCTGAAGTCGGCTACGCATCGTCGTACACAGAGATCCTGTGTACACAAAGACACGACCGGCAATGGTAAGAGTCTGTGCATCGTCTGTATCGAGGACTTGTCCATGAAAATTTTCGGACAATGGATGATCCATTTTTTTTTCTTGAAAAAAAAAAGCTTCAATAATTATAGTACAGATGAGATATCGATCTTTTTTATTGCTATCCTGGATATTCTGTCGCGGGGTGGCCTCCTCTCTTTTTGGGACCATGGGTTCCGTCCTGACGTACCAGAACGAACCCATCCAGCTGCGCGGCATCAGTTGGTACGGCACCGAGATGATCAATCAGGTGGTCGAGGGGTTGTGGCAGTACCCGATGGATCATTATCTCGATATCCTTGTCGATCATTCGTTCAATGCGCTCCGGATCCCGTTCTCGGTCGATATGATGTTTTATAAGAATAGCACAGTGCCCGATCCGAACCTTATCCAGGCGGACGCGTCTCTCGCCAACATGACATCCCTGGAGATATTAGATCAACTTTTCCGAAAGTGCGGGGAGCGCGGGATCGTGATCCTCCTCGATTGTCATCGCATCTCCATGTCGAATCCTACCCCGTACTGGTACATCCCCAACAGCAGTTATTTTACCGAGGATATTTTTTTCGAGAATTGGCGGAGGGTCCTCGATCATTTCTCCGTGTACCCAAACCTCCTTGGTGTCGAGATCTACAACGAACCTCACGGGAACGCCACGATGGACGAATTCTCTCGCATGGTCGTCCGATTGCTCGATCTGCACCCGACCGATGTCCTGTTGTTCATCGATGGGGTCGAGTGGGGGCATGATTTCCGGGAATTGTACGGCCTCAACCCGTTTACACCGCGATCGCAGATTGTCTACGGCCCGCACGTGTACGGACCCACGCTGACACCCCTCCTCCGGTACACCGAAGAGTACGTCGAGTACCTGTACAATCAATATTTTGGGTTCCTCCAGGAACAGTACAATGCGAGCATCTGCATCACGGAATGGGGGTACAACAGCAATAATGTACCCGATACGCAATGGGCAGAACTGTTTGTCCGCTACCTCGTGGATCATGATATCCACAATCAATTCTTGTGGGCGCTGAACCCGAACGGGAAAGACATCAAAGGACTGCTGAAACCCGATTGGAAAACCATTCATCGCGAGAAATTGATACTCGTCGAGCGCGTCTCTCCCGCGCCCACTCGTTTCGCGCCATTCTTTTTCTGAATGGATAAAAAAAAATCGTCATCTAAAGAAATGACAATCCCCGAGCCATCAGGAGTGTGTACAAAATGTCGAATGAACAGCAAAAAAAGAATATCTGCATAAATAGTATAGAGGGATGATTTCCTGGAATTCATTGCAAAATTTCATCATTATCAATTCCATCCTGACAAGTCTCGGATGGTGCGAGCACAACGTGGCCTTCTACTCCATCCCCGTCTATTTTCTTTTTGTTGCCAGGAATCTGTTCCTGGTGCATCTCATTGCCCATTGGTCTCGGGCGAAACCGTCCGTGGACAACGACATCGAACCGACTCCTCACGATCGGACGGATTATCTGTACCTGTGCGTCTCGACCGGTACCGAGGTCTTGACCCACAGCATGGCCAGCGCCATGATCCGACCATCTTCCATCACAGCGGTAGAACCATTGTCTTTTATTGTCAAGACATTCTATCTCGAGGTGGTCTTTGATTTCTTCCATTACTGGAGTCATCGTCTCTCGCACGAGATCCCCTGGCTCTACCGATGTTGCCACAAGATCCACCACCGGCACGCCCATCCGACCGCCCTCCGGACGTTCCACCATCATCCCGTCGATCTTTTCCTGACCAACACATTGCCGATGCTCTTTGCCCTGTCGCTCTGTCCGTTCGGGAGCGATGCGCTATTCTGGCACCGGTTCCTCGTGTACAAGAGTTTTGTCGAGATTAGCGGGCACACGAGCAAGATCATGGCGCCGTCGGGATCGTTCCCCCAGTTCGTCTGGCTCGTCCGGTTCATGGGCATCCAGCTCTTCAGCGAGGAGCACACGCTCCACCATACACGGAACCAGTGCAACTACAGCAAACGATTCTCCCTCTGGGATCGATGCTTCGGGACATACCGATCATTCTAAGGATGATTTTTTTTTGTCATATGGATAAAAGAAAGACATGTCCGCTCTGCGATCCATAACAAATCAGAAAGATATGGAAGAATTGATAGAATACATCATATACACCGCCCGATACCAGTTGAATGATATCTCTATATTTTACAATCAGATGAGAGCCGTCATCGATCAGATAATCGATGATTCCGGTATTATCGCTCCATTGCGCGCCTCATTCAAAAAATGGAGACAATTCTTTGATTGGACACGAGACGAAATATCCCGTCTTGATAATATATATGAATTATACAAGAGATACAAATCGCATGAACATATTATTGGCACTGAGGACGATATCCGTTCATTCCGTAAATTATTCAATAAGTATCTTCGATTTTTTATGAAAGATGATTGGCGCCAATTCTGGGAACAACATTATCCCAGGATAAAGACATGGTGGCAACCCCTAATCGATGATCATGTCCTCGATCGATTACTCACAGATAAAGACAAAACAGTACAGGCCCTGTTTCAACAGAATCTCACGAATCTCTTGACCATCCTGAATGCATTAAGGTTATCTTTTATGGTCAATACCGAATGGAGTGCATTCCAAAAAATCAAAGTAAAAATCATTCCTATACTGGACAAATTGGACAGAATGATTATATTACGAACGGAGGCATCACAAAAACAACAATTACGTAGAACAAATCGTCGTATCAGACGCATAGATATCCGTTTGAAACGAAAACAAAGAACCAAACAGAAATTGCTCGCCTTATTGCGCAATAAAGGACAGGATGTCCCGTTCGACGATCTGCTGGCACGATTTCAGCTCCTACCGAAAGAAAACACAACGGCTCCGGCTCCGCGCCAGTCCAAAACAATCTCCGTGCCAGTGCAGACGAGTGTCGAGGATGAGATCGCTCCTGATCGTCAACCTCAGGTACAGGCTCTGAAACAACGATTGCGACAACTCCACCGCGCATTACGCCACGATGTTGAGGAGCCGGAGACCGACGCCCAACAACAAACACAATGGGAGTGGCGCCATAAGGTTCGTCCGGATATCGATCCACAATTGCAACATCAGTTGCGGGCGCGCAAACAAGCGAACTGGCCATTGATTGTCGATGAGGTGCGACACATCAGCGAACAACTTTTTCACAAATACCGAGATTGTGATACGGTCGTCATTGTCGATGTCCAGAACATATGGAAACAGAGAGGCCAGTTCAACTTCAAGAACATCCAACGGCAATTGAGGACCGATCGCGGACGGGAACAGATCAAACGAGAATTTTACGATTGGAATAAGACAATCGATCCTCGACGGTGCGGGTGGATTTTTGTGACGCAGGGCAATCTTTCTGCGACTGGAGAGCGCATCCGGGTGCAAGAGATGACAGCACAGGAGGGAGGAGGTGCCGCCGACGATCGCCCGATGACTGCCGGCGATACGATCATCAGGGTGGCGTGCACTTTACCTCCGGGACATACTAAGAATTGCTACGATAACGATATCCCCTTCAATCCGATGGACGATATGGTGATTCTCAATCTGTCCGAGAAGTTCCGATCGGAGAGGACAAGGGCGTTGAGAGCATTCGATCGCAAAAAGGCACGATTGGCCCAGTCGTTCCAAGACACACTGTCGCAATTGCAGAGGACGATCCGGCACGATGCGCAATCGGATTATGTCGACCTTGCGATCCATAAATTATTCAAAGACGATGCGCTGAAACATTTTTACAAATCCTATCATCAATTATCGGGTCATCATCTACCGCCTGAAGAGTACATCCTGAGTTTTGACAATTGGAACGATGCACAGCGCGTTGCGGTACATACATCGTAAAAAAATGGATGTATTTATTTTCTCGTAAAAATAAATCATGAGGCATGGAGGCGGTAAAAACATAATGACTTCTCAAAAGGCCGATGCTACTACCAAGGCCGGTGTAACCAAAGCCGAACAGCGTATCGATCGTATACTTACATTTTACAATACAACGATGGAAAAAACCATAGATACACTCATCACTGATACGACTCTCCCAAAAGATTTTATGAAATTATTGACACGCTGGAAAGCCTTCCATATATGGCTACAAAGAGCCAAAACCTCACTGTCTGCATATTATGAGTTTTTCAAAAGGATCATGCTGAATATAAATATTGTAGGGAGTCATTGTAGTACGGATTGCGAGGCATTTATTATGTTATTTTACAAGTATATCCATTTTTTTACCGAAGAGGAGACATTCCCATATGATTTTTATGTCAATATGATTATACCCTGGTGGACGACGCAGATACTCGATCGACATATACTCGATGAATTATTACAGAAAGGGCCAAGACATGATCTCATCATCCGGATGTTTCACGAAAACCTTCCAGATATGTTGAAGATTTTAGATGATGTCAAGGTATTATTTCTGAGAGAGATCCAACCGGGCGAATTTTTGAAACTCGTGACTAAGATCACGCCTATAGTGGAGAGAGCCGAACGCACAATCGTACTGCAAGATCCCAGTATACAACGGGCGATTGAAAAAAAAGTTACGCGTCATCTGCGATGGAAATACGATCGACAGCAGAAACAGGCACTGGCGGCGTTGTTGCGCCAACGATCACAAGTGGACGATATCCCCTTCGAACAACTCCTGGCGCGATTCGGTCTTACGCCGGAGACACGTCCTTCGCGGCGACCATCCTCTCGTTCGATCGCATTGCCCGCGCAGCAAGGCGGACAGGCTTCTCCGGAAGGCGAGGCGGACGAGGCTCTCCGGCGACAGGTGCAGGCCCGGAAACAACAGCTGGCGCGACTCCAAAAGGCGCTGCGCGGTGCTGATGGTGCGCAACAGCAACAGCAACATGGACAACGGCATTGGGAATGGCGCCACAAAGCCCGTCAGGACAATGATCCGACACTGCAACGTCAGTTGCTCGCACGCAAACGATTCAATGGGGAGCGCATGGCCAGACAAGTGCAAGAGATCGGAGAAATGCTTTTTGAGAAATATAAAGACTACGATGCGGTCGTCATTGTCGATGTCCAGAATATATGGCGGTATCATCGGAAAGATGTCGATTTCCAGACGATCCAGGCGCAATTGATAAGTACCGGTCGTGATCGGGTCAAGCAGGAGTTTTATGGACGGAATCCGGATATCAATCCTGAGCGGTGCGGATGGATTTTTGTGACACAGACGAATCTCTCCAGGACAGGGGAGGCGCACATCCAGATGGACGATGTCGGCGATACGATCATCAGGGTCGCGTGTGCCTTACCGGATGCTCCTTCCAGGGATTGCTACACACACGATATACCCTCGAATCCGATGGATGATATGGTCATCCTGAACCTCTACGAAAAATTCAGGGCGAAAAGGAGGAAAAGCCTGGAATCGTTCAACCGCAGAAAGGCGAGACTGGCGCAGGCATTCCAGGATAAATTGTCGCAACTGCAACGGATCATCGTGGATCAGGATCAATTCGATTATGTAGATCTCGCAAACCATCGATTGTTCAAAAATAAAGCCTTGAAGACTTTCACCCGACAGTACCAGAGTGCCGATCGCCGCCTTCCCCCTGAACCACTGATCCTCAGTCTCGATCGATTCAAGGATTGGGAGCGTGTTCTGATCTTAAATTAAGCGATTCATGGAATATTTTTTTTGTAAAAAAATATAGAGATAAACACATCATGATGAAAAAAACATTATTCCCTCATCAGAATCGGGCCATCGACATGATGGAACAGCGCGAGGCCGATAAGAAGATTGTGCATTCCACATACAGGATCGATCTGAATATGAGCATCTATTCGGACATCACGGGGTATGGCAAGACGGCGACTATCCTGGGTCTCATCCTGCGGGATCGGATGGTGTGGGATGTGAACGAGGAGCATGTCCAGTCTTTCATCTCGGGGATGTACGGGAACGGGTGCATTCTGAAACGCAGTCTTGTCTCGATGAAACGTATCGACACGAACCTGATTGTGGCGGGAACCACCATCATCCGGCAGTGGATCAGAGAGTTGGACGAGACGTCGCTGCAGTACGCCGTCATTATCAACAAGAAAAAATTAGAACAACTGGATCCAAACGAGTACGATGTGATCCTGTGCAGTCCCTCGTTCTACAATTACCTGCTGGAACGGTTCCCCAGTTATGCATGGAAACGGTTCATCTACGATGAGCCGACGCACACCAACATCACATCGATGCGGCAGGTGATTGCCGGTTTCATATGGTTGATCACAGCCACGCCCGAACTCCTGCTGCAGCAACACCGCTACTCCCATCATTTCCTTAGCAGCATATTTACCCAGTACATGGATTATACGCTCTTTAAGAACCTGATTATCAAGAATGATGATGATTTTGTGCGACAATCGTTTGCGCTCCCACCACTCTACCAGGTGCATCATACCTGCCACCAGCCCCTCTATCACGCCGTAAAGGATCTCATCTCGGAGACCATCATGGACATGATTGCGGCGGGTAATATCGAGAGCGCCGTCCGATACATGGGTGGGAATTCAACCTCGAACCTGTTTGAATTGATTGAGAAGGACAAGAAGGATGCGATCGAACAAGCCACATGGAAGATTGCACGGTTCCAGAGGATGGGGGATGAGAATAAGGTGAAGAAATGGACGGATCGTGTGGAACGTCTCGACCGGGACCTGGAGGAACTCAAGGATCGTCTCGATAAACTCGTGAATGTGGCTCCTTGTCCGATCTGTCTCGAGAAGAAAAAAGAACCGATCCTCCTCACGTGCTGTCAGAACATGTTCTGCGGCCAGTGTGTATTTCAATGGTTCCACACAAACGCCTCATGCCCCATGTGTCGAAAGAAGATCATGACGGAACAATTAATCTACATCACATCCGACTCCCAATCGACAGAGGGACAGGCCGTTATACAACCCTCGCATCCCTCCAAAACGGATGTGATCCTTTCCCTGCTGTTGCAGAATAAATACGCCAAGACGATTATTTTTTCTTCGTACCAGGAGACGTTCGATACCATCCGTGAAATGCTCCGGGAGAATGAGATACGTTTCGGGGAGATCAAGGGAGGTATCTCCTCGCGCGAGCGCATCATCCATGAATTCAAGCACGAGGATCTGCCCGTCCTTTTCCTCCAATCCATGGAGTGCGGGGCCGGTCTCGATCTGAAAGAGACGACCGATATCATCCTCTACCATCCCATGTCCGAATCTCTATTCACGCAGATCCGAGGTCGCGCCTACCGCATCGGTCGCACGATGCCCCTTACCATCCATTATCTGAATTGATTTATTTACCAATCAAATAAATTATATTTGTTTTCCATAAAATGGATGTGCCCTCGATCCGTCAGTTCGAACCCGGAGCATTTGTGGTACCATTGTCCTCCGAGTATTCGCCGCAGTTTCTATCGAACAAGATTGGATTTGAAAATACGTTTGTCGCGGTCAATGACATTCCCGCCTGGACAATCCTGCTGATTGAATCACGCTACACACGCAAACAATGGTCGTCCGTCAGGACCATGACATTCCCGACCAAAAGTGTCAACGTAGATCCATCATCGTTCCGGGGAGGCATCTCGCTCTGCCGTACATCGTCTTCCAATTCGAATTGTATCCGATGGCAGACAGCCTTGGGGCAGGTCATTCTTTCCACGATCCCTATACATAAAAATGAACCCATCATTATCCTCTTGACGAAATCTTTTGTATCGGCCAACAAACAACTCCTCACGTCTGTGTATCACCGTATCTATAAACTCTGTCATTATATGGAAACCCATAACATCGTAGATCCACTCTACAAAAAGTTGATTGTCGAACTGCTCCGGATTGTGCACATGCTGGATCATGATAATACACGATACTATGGGTTCATCGAACGCCAGATTTTATGGATTGTGTGCACCTTCTCGTTTTTTACGCCATCCGAGATATGGAGGATCCTATACAAGGATCAATCCTATCCCATTGTCGTTTGTAAAGAGGGTCCAATGTATGTGTTTGATTTGAATTACAGATTTATAAAAGAGACGACATCGTGTCCTTGGAGTTCTCGCAATCGTCCTATTCTACCCACACCGATCCGAAAGACGGAACTGCTCCTGCCATTGCCACGACCGCAGGAGAAAAAGACGGACCTGCTTCTGCCATTGCCGCGATCGCAGGAGAAAAAGACGGACCTGCTTCTGCCACGACCGCAGGAAAGGAAGACGGAACTGCTCCTGCCATTGCCAGGACCGCAGAAAAGGAAGACGGAACTGCTCTTGCCATTGCCGCGACCGCAGGAGAAAAAGACGGAACTGCTCCTGCCATTGCCACGACCGCAGGAGAGAAAGACGGAACTGCTTCTGCCATTGCCAGGACCGCAGGAGAGAAAGACGGAACTGCTCCTACCATTGCCAGGACCGCAGGAGAGAAAGACGGACCTGCTCCTGCCATTGCCACGACCGCAGGAGAAGAAGACGGACCTGATACAGGACAATAAAAAAAATAAGGTGATACAATTACGACCTCAGCAGCGTAAGGAAAAAGATCGACAGAAAGATGTCGTCTTTCCTGAAAATTCAGTGTGGGCCGATAGGATGATACAAGATGAACCGATGAAACTGCTGAAACAACGACCCAAACGAATGGCCCATAAAAATCGTGACAATTGGTGGGATCCATCTGTCATAATACCCAATCAATATAATGATTTGCCCAAACACAAATCGGTACGATTTGACAAACGCGCGCAACACAATAAGGACAGAAAATTATCGGTTGTCGTGTTTACGATCAATCAGGGAGAGGTTATCGTTGATGACGATGCCATGAATCAGAATACTATCAGGTACAATTATGCATTTGAGGCACTGTTCAAGAACTGTCGGCAATATCATGCGGACCTGATCCTGATCCGTGATATCCCGCAACAGGATTTCAGGCAGATGATTGCCCGCGCCTCTCACAAATATCGGTATACGTTATTCCCAAATATCAGTGGTGATTTATTTTTGTTTGACACAAGACATCGTGATAAAATAGAAGATATCGAGTATAAAAATTTATTCCAATTTATTTTTAAATTTGATAAAGACTATTTCGTCAAAATCATAATCATGTATTCCATGTCGGAACAACAATCTGAGTTTGTTGAACGTCTTCAGAAAGTGGATCAAATCGTCAACAAGAAACGATACAGAGGAAAACATTCGACGATTATCATGGGTAAGATGTATCCATTTCTCGGTAATGATGTAAGGATACATTATCATAAAGAAATACCGATGAAATATGATGGAGGACATTTCAAATACGGTTCTCCCGAGGAGGATGTGATTATCGATGATCGTTACCATATTGAGATCCCTGTGACCAAGAAGGACGATCATACATTTGAGATTGTCACAGAAGACGATAGTATCGACGGGATCGCTACGGATGTCACAAAAGTAGTGATGGATCCTAAATTTAGTCGGAAATGTGTAGCGACCATGGGGATCCTGAGTCGTTGCACCCCAAGCCTCTATCAGATAACCTTTTCAACGGAAAATTGATTTCATGCGCGGGAATAGGAAAAATACAAATGAAAATCATTCGTGATAATATATGGGGGGATATTCCTGTCTCGGATGGTGCGATACGCTGGATTGATACCGAAGAATTCCAGCGTCTTCACCATATACGGCAGACCGGGATGGCGTATCGTGTGTTCCCGACAGCCACGGTGTCTCGATTCGCGCACAGCGTCGGTGCATACCATGTGGTTCGTCTGCTGATGGACGCGATCGGATCGTGCCAGCCCGAGATCATGTCCCGTATGCGGGAGGAAGAGAAAGAATGGATCGCTCTCGCCGCGCTGCTGCACGACATCGGTCACGGACCGTTCTCTCACACGTTCGACCGGTATCTTTCCGTCATGGAGACCGACGAATGGTCTCATCATGAGAATCGATCCATCGATATGATTGGCATCATGACGGAACGTTACGGTTGGAGGGATGTGGATGTCGCGTTTATCCAATCCCTCATCGATCCGATCGGACATCCTTGCGAGAAGACAAGAGGGCGGTGGTTCGAATTTCTCGTGGCCAATCCGGTCCACGGGATCGATGTGGACAAGATGGATTATCTGGTCCGTGATAATCATCAATTCGGGCTCTCGATGATGATTGATATCCGGCGGATCCTGCGGAACACGCGCGTGATTGATAATACGCTCTGTTTCTGCGATAAGGTTCAGGACGAACTGTGGAACCTGTTCCTGATCCGGCACCGGCTCCATTCGACCATCTACCGTCATCCGCGGATCATCAAGTTTGAGAATGAATTGCACCAGATGTTTGAGGCGCTGGAGCCCGCAGAGGGATTTTATCGGGTGATCCGCGAACGAGACATGGCGCGTTTCCTCCGATGGACGGACGCCTACATCCTCGTCAAGGCGGATCCTATCCTCCGTCATCGGTTCGACACGCGGACGTCCGTCCTGGAAAAAGACAAGGAATATTCCGCCTACAAGGATCATCAATTCCACAAACTCCATGAGGTATGGTTCTACGATCGCAAACATCCATCCCAAAAATTCCACTTGCAATTGCCCTCACCGTTCTGCCCGTTTTCCATCCCGATCTGAGTCGATTGCGATAATTGTTTCATTGACCGTGGCGCATGTCCATACTCCATCAGGATAGAGCGAGGATCGGTGCTCGATCGCTCATAGATCCACGTTTTTGTGACATGTCGTGGATTCAAATGTATTCATTCATTGATTATCGGATTTTGTTTTTATTTTATATAAAACGACCAACAAAAATAAAAACTCTTCCAGCATCGACTCACGGAGCAGATCGAGATTCAGATCAGCAGATGATGGGTTTCTCACAATGTATCGGGACAAAAAAAAAGATCGGTCCATCCCTGTTGCGAGAAGACGAAAGGCAACTTCCAAAATCGACAACTACAGGATTTGCGGTAGATAATTATGAATGCCCTTGTGCGAACTGGTGGTTGAGGCGTTCCGCGATCCGTGCGACGTTGCAGATGTTCAGTTGCTCTTTCAGGACCACCGTCTGGGTGGGATCCAGCGCGTTCTCGCCGTACACAAACTGGATGATCGAGTTGGTCGAGTTCCGGACCGTGTTGTCGTAGCGGATCTGGATGTCCTCCGCGATCTTGACCATCCGACGCTGGATGTACCCGGAGGAGGCCGTCTTGAGCGCCGTATCCGTGATGCCCTCCCGGCCGGTCATGGAGTGGAACCAGTACTCCCGGGGGTTCAGGCCGTGGATGAACGAGTTCTTGATGAACCCCTGCGATTCGTATTTCATATCTTCAGAGGTGATATCTATCGGGTAATGGTAAAGCGATCGCCGATTCCCGGAGAGCAGGTACTTGATCCGTTCGCCGTTCAGGTTCTGCTGCCCCAGCAATCCCGTGATCTGGCAGATGTTGAAATAATCGCCCTTGGCGCCCGAGAGGACCGTCTTGATGAAATTGTTCTCCTTGTCCATGGCCTTTTTCGCAATCACCATGCCCGTGTCGCGCGCGCTCGCCAGCGAACGCAGGACGTACGCCTCGCGGAGGTAGTCATTCTTGATGCTCGATTCCATGTTCTGCGCCTGGAGGAACGAGCGCGCCACGGTATCCTCGATCTCGGTCTTGCGGGTCACCATGCAATCCCGGATGCCGACGCTGAAGCCGTAGCGGTGGACGTACGTGTTGGTCAGGAACTGGACATTGTCCAGGAATTCCAGGCACCGGGCGTGCCCGTATTCTTTGTTGAGCAGGGTGATCAGCGACATGTGGCCGGCGCCCAGGTTCGATTTGTTGATGGTCCCGCGCAGCAGGAGTCCCTCCCGGATCACCACGACGGGATCGTCCGGATCCGCCTGGTTTTTCCCCTCGAAGAAAAAATCATCGGGCAGGAGGAGGCAGAACAGCATCTTGCCCGTGTAGTCTCGGCTGCCCGTTGTCTTCTGGTACCGCTCGATCTTGCCGAGGATCTGATCCGTCGAGAGATCGCGGAGCGCCATGCACATCTGGAAAAAATCGTCCCGCCTGATCGGGGCGCGCCGGAACGTCATCATGTAGGCGGCGAGCATGGAATCCTGGACAATGACAATGTTCGCCTTGCCGCTCTGCGCGGAAATGATGTTGTTCTCGACGCTCGAGAGCAAACGGAGTTCCGCCTCGGCCTCGGGCGTGGCCGGGAGGTGGAGGTTCATCTCGTCCCCATCGAAATCCGCATTGAACGTCTTGGTGGTGGCCAGGTTCAGGCGGATGGTCTTGCCGGGGATGATACGGATCTTCTGGGCGATCATCGATCCCTTGTGGAGCGTCGGCTGGCGGTTGAGCAGCAGGATGTCCCCGTCCATCAGTTTTCGTTCCACGACATCGCCCACCTGGAGCGCAATCTGTTTCTTGTTGTTGTAACTGATGTCCTCGAGGTACCGCCCATTGCGAACGATCCGATCCCCTTCCTCGAGCGAGAACAATTGCTTCTCGTAGCGGATATGCACCAACTGTCGCGATGATTTTTTACACAGATAATCGCCAAACTGGAGTTTTGTCCCCTGTTTGTAGAGTGCGTATTTCATATTGATTCGTGTCCGGCCGTTGTCGCGGAGGAGGAAATTGACCATCCCTTTATCGATCCATTCGCTGATCGTCTCCATATTGGTCGATGTGATGCGGACCGGGAACGACAGGATCTCGGCGATGTGAGGCGGGATAGCGATCTCGTTCGTGCGGAGCGTCGGATCGGGACCGATCACCGTCCTCGCCGATTTGTCTACGCGCTTCCCGAGGAGGTTCCCTCGCAGCAGACCCTCTTTCCCCGTCAGACGCTTCTTGATGCCTTTCAGGGGACGGCCGTTGCTGTGCTTTGAACTGCCCTGATCGTTATTGAACAGGCACTTGATGCGGAATTTGATGATCTGCGTGTACTTCTGCCGCCGGATCTCATTGAGCGTGGGATCCGCGAGGTGGCGGTTCGCCTTGATGATCTCCAGGTACTGGATGGTCAGGTCGTCGTCGCACGTCATATTGTCCGCCACCAGGAATGGCCGACAGATGGGCGGGAGCACGGGAAGTACCGTCAGTATCAGATTCTTGGGATGGAACGTGTCGGGATCAAAACCGAGCAATTGGATGTCCTCCCGGACGATATTGACGAGGATCTTACGGATCTCGGATTCGGTGAGCATCATACGGACATTCTCGCCGTCGTTCTTGAAAATCATGTAGACCATTTTTTCTGTGGACGAAAAGACGAATTTCGGTTGAGAGGCGTGGCAGTGCATGCAACTGTAGATCCGATCCATTTTTTCCAGGATCTTGACGAACCGGTGATGTCCCTGGTAACGGAGGAGATGATCCAGTTTTAATTGTGTCGCGGTCATGAGCAGGCGCGAACACTTGTAGCACACGCATTTCAGGAAATTCAGCACCTGTTTGTAGAACAATGGATGAATGACCTCAATGTTCAGGTTGATGTGTCCCATGTGCCCCACACATTCCTTGGAGGTCTGGTGGCACTGGACGCACCGTTTGCTGTTGTCCATCGTTCCCATCCTCTCGTCGTAGATCGAGTTCGGACCCGACATCTTGGTCGAGGAGATCTCGCAGACCGATTTTTTGTGGATGTACTCGGCGGACATGATCTCGAACCGGATCATCTCCAGCTCTTTCATCTCTTGCATCGTGATTGATACAACGTTCCTCGGATCAGGATCTCATTTTTGGACGAATTTTTTTTTTTATCATAATAAATGAGCGGCAAAACGAGTTTATTATTGTACAGGCAACCGTTGTACGATTGGCTGTTCCAGAATTACACCTCGAAAAAAAACTTTGCCACAAAGACAGAATTCGACAAGTATCTGGAGAGACATGCCGAGGCGATTGTCGATCTGTTGTCGTTATCCCCCAGAGAGGCGTCGACGCTCCGCAAAATATGGAATCAGAGCACCCATGCGCGTCCATCCATCCATGAGATCATGCGACCCGTCCATCAGGCAACGATCCACACAAAGAATCATTTGATCGACAAAATATTCGAACTCCATCCCGCAATCCGTAATAAACGGGCCCGTGATACGTTAATGGAATGTTCTACGGATAAATTACGCAGAATGATAGGCGCATTGTTGAGACGAACAAACAGAGTCCGTCGATCGATACCGTCCCAGCAGATCGATGAGTGGTTGGCGTCGCCCCCCGACGTCAAGAAACCGATGAAACGAAAGACCGTGAAACCGGCGCCGCTCGATTTCT